AATCCAACAAGGCGCGACTGAGGCAATAAAAAATTGCGCTGGAAATTAGGTACAAAGCTATCTTCGAGAATAAATACTTCCTGCGGCTCTAGGTAAAAAATCTTACCAAGTATTGAGACGCGGTAGCGCTTGACTATCTCCTCTATTTTTGTCTTGTATAACCAATCATTTGTCGGCTCAGCATCAAACAACCAGGGTGGTAGGTTTACCATACTGCTACAAAACTCTGGTCCGAAACCTGCCGGTATAACCGGAAATACCGGACAAAACCCGTATACTTTTTTATATACCACCTGCTGCCCACGAAATTGCTCCCATGTTTGAAGTGGATTTGGTTGCAGCAACCGCTTCGTCATCAGCATTGCCCATTCGTTTGTTGCAAAATTTTCTTTGCCCTTGCCAGTAGCACGCAGTATTTCGACATGCCCAGTAATATCACTTTCAGCTAACCGATCAATAACAGACGCAAGTGGAAAACAATAGTCATACGCATACTTCTGCTGAATTGGAACATTGAGTCCCAACCATACCGCCGTCTCACCCTTGAGTTGAATTGTCGTACCTTTATTATCGGTAGGTATAAAACCTATATCGGCAGGAAGCCGACCTAGCCCAGAACTCTGACCAATAGTTCCGAACATATTATTCCAGAAACTACTTGGCCCAAATTCATTCATAACGAAACACGTTTATCCATAGCCTGCATACGCTTATCGCGCCGCAATTTCTGATAATAAAAATAATGATCACGAATAGTTTTAATAGCAGCAAAGATGGCAACCTCAGCTAACCTGGCGGTAAGCATCGCAAAAAATACAACGTAGAACAATTCCATCATCCCTAACGTCCAGTAAAATCTAAATACGTATACGTTATCGTAGTACGACCATTATAGATTACTTTTTGTTCACTACGTAGTCCTGGCGGCCCAACACTTTTTTAAATCCTGTCTTTGCCATCCTGCGTTATTTAAAAAAGAGCCAGACGCCCATCTGGCTCTCTAAACCAATCCTACATGAAACTTCCAGGCCCTAAAGTTAAAAACAATTTAGCACATTTTAAAATAGCGCCCAATAACCTTACGTTTTACGGTAAAAATGCGTATAAACAGCATAGCGCACGGCATCCATCAAGTGATCAAAGCCCTCACTCGGTACGTTTATCGGCTTACCAGTATCTTCGTCAATCTGCCACATATACCGCTTGCGTTCCATATCAATGTTAGCCGATGACGCCGTATAAAACACCCTGTACTCCTTTACCTTACTGATCCCGGGATTGATACTATTCGGTCCTTTACGCGCCGGGATCGCCCGCCGCATACCCAACGTACGGAGCTGACGAATCATATCACCATCATGCTCACAATAAAGATTAAAGTTGCGGTGTGCGTCTGGTTTTTCTTTTGTATCCAATACGCTTTTATACAGCGCGAAGATTTGCGTCGGCGTCATAGCGGGTTGGTAACACAACTCATGCACATAGATACTATTCGCAATGCGAGCAATCAGCACGGCCGCAGTTGGGTCATTTGTATAACCAAAATCAATGCCGCCGATTAAACGTTCCTCTGTCCACGGGAAATCCTTATCGGCAATCATCGTCCAGTCTGGATAAATAATACCAATGAGGTTACCAGTGCGCCCACGTGCATATACGTCAAATAGATTCTTATCCTTTATGTTTTCTGTCTTAGCATGGTCGCGCTCATCTAAGAATGGATTGTGCCTATGGTCGCTTATCCGTGTCTCGACATTGGCATACAAATCATTTCCATCCTTCGTGGTTCCAATCAACTTGTCATGTGCCCAAAAAGGCGCGCTCGGGTTATAGTCAATAATCGTCTTAATACGTGTACGCTTTGCGTACTGCCAAAACACCGGGTAACTTATACCATTGGCCTCATTAACAAAAAGATATTGCCGCTTGCCTTGCTTTGCCGACTGTTCATCAGTAGCGCCCAAAAATTCCATTATCCACCCACTCTTAAACGTAACGACGCGCTCGCCCTGGTTCCAGTTAACCACCTGGCTGCTCACAAACTCATTAGAATGATAAATGGATTCGGCTATCCGATACGCGCCCTTCTTACTGTCCGGTATAGACTTGTTGACTATGGAAATAATGGGATCAATCGCCGGAGGTTTGGTTGTACACGCTACTATGAAAAGATACTGCATGGTGGTGTAGGTCTTTCCACTATCAGTTCCACCTTGTAAAATAACGATGTCGGCCTTGACGAGTGCAGGCGTCTGTAACTCTTGAAAGATAGGACCGGTATCAAATATACCATCCAGTCGAACGATAGGAGCTGCTGTCACTAGTTAAGATGTATGTATGGGTAAATTTTCCACTCAAGTAAAATTTCGGCCCTATATACAGCGCGCTCTTGATAATATCGTCTTCGCTCTGCCGTCCGAAATCTGCCCAATGCAATTATAAGTTCGTATATACTCATGCTTGTATATCCTTTTCACTTGAGGCCAATGGCGGCGCATTATTATAAATATTGATCTGCACGTTTACTGTACCACCTAGCTCTATTGCTTTTCCACCGCTTGTAACGTCAATCCGCTGCGCCTTATCATAACCCATCATACGCGTAATGGCGTCAAGGGATTTTTGTTTATTGAATAGTTTGATCTTGACATAGTCCACATCGATCTGCACTTCTTCGTCTGGGTTGATTCCTTCAGCCACCTCGCGCCTAGTCTGTGTCACGATTTCCTCTATACAATATTTCTGGTCGTCTGTTAGCTGCTCAAAGTCCCGCAACGTTATCCAGGTATCATGCAAGTGGGCCACTGAACTACGGACTATCTTTAGATGTTGTTCCAATACCCAGGCGCGAGACACCCCGACGACCTGTTCCGTATTCTCATTCAAGTAGTCGCAGTACATCCTTATTCGTTTCCGCCTAAGTATGTCCGCTGCTTTATTGGCCGCCGTTATTTCATTTTTGTACCCAAAGATTTTTTGCGCCGCCCGGCGCCCGTTCCAATCGTATATGTACTCACGACAAAATTCCTTATCCTGATCGCTCAGACTCTTAAACGCATCCGGCTCCACCTCGTCTACCTCAACAACAGGAGCAACTTGCACCGCCTTACCATTTTTATGCTTCACCATTTCTTTGCCGGGCACCTGGCCTGCTTCACACTCGCCTTCGCCCGCATTATACAATTACAACCAAATGAACAGTTTCCAAGCACGCCAAAATATTCGCATCGCTGGCAGATTTGTATCCGCACTTCCATCAGCGCCCGGTTCTCCCCAGTCAACAAGTTCAGCCATCCTTCAATAATTATCGGCAGTTCCATTTCATTTAAAAGTAAAACCATCCCGGCAAGCCGACTATTTTAACCTCTGCGCTGAGGGTTGGCCTTCTAGGGGATGGTTCCGGTTTTTGTTAACCATAATGTAAAATTACTACAAATTTACTTAATCCGGTTTTCCACCCTATTCTGCTCGGTAAGTAAAACTTGGCCGCTAAGGGAGCCATATACAAATATCAGAGCCCAACCTATCATGAACTATTCTACTTACCGACTTACTGTATTGGTTATCAGGCAGTTAGGGCCTTCGTCGGGCGAGTCGGTAAGTAAAACTTATACCCGCCTAGGCGGTTATACTAAGCACTTTTTGTCGGTAAGTAGTTTTTGCCCCCCATCGGTAAGTAAAACTTAGGCCTTTTTCTTAGGTAGTTTTTTGCCTTTGAAATACTGGATATATCCCTGAGATTCAAGCTGTGCACTAAATCGTGTATCGTTGCTGTAGACACATATTTCTGGTTTATTAATTCTATTCAGATGCAGTTTGTATGTGTTTAATTGCCTAAGTAGCGCGCCAAATGAACCGATAGTAGGCTTAACCTCAACCACTAATGAACATCCAGCATAATTACATTTATCTATTTTACTCTTATAGGTTGTTTCAATGAGTAAATCTACATAGCCCACAATAAAATTGTTTCGTGCTATTAACGGTACTTCATAACTTACTTTACTAACGTTGAATTGTTTTTTAAAATAGGCTTCCGCCTCAAATACTAATTGATCATGCTCAGGTGAAAATCCTTCACCCAGGTTAAAGAAATCATTTTGTTTTTTCATCTTGTTTTATTTTATGTAAGTAAATCCCCCAATCGGTTTTTTCTGTAGCAGTTTTATAGACCTTATCCTCAATACCAATTAACTTAAGGTCTTGCGCAAAATGTTTTCGCATCTGCACCCGTATTTCCGGCATATTTTCTTCGTCAGTCATATAGTCCTTAAACTTTTTGTACATTTCAGAGACAGTAAATAATTCAATCTTAAGCTCGTCATTAGCTTTTTCTAACTTTTGTTTTGCTGTTAATCTATTACTTTTATCACTACTTTCTTTTGGTACTGTATAATTATCTTTAAACCACCGCACGCTATCTCGCTCGCGCATATGGAAATCGACTGTGGCCTGCCGCATTGCATCCGTTATATGTATCTGCCCACCATTCTCGATCAAATGCTTTAGGCCGTCATTTACCACATGGTTAAAGATACCAGCCAGCTCGTTATCATATATCGCCGGCATAATGGTGTTATCCTTTTTAACCTGTACGTCCATTGGAATGGTAATCAGGCGCCGTGCGACAGCCGGATTAAAAACGCTATAACTGTATCTGTTCATTGCAACGAGCAGCCGCCCATAGTTAATCACCGGCCGCCGTGTGACGTGCATCTGCCAGCCGGGTAACGGTTCCTGCGCCGCAACCTTAAGCAACATCTCCAAGTGTTTAAATGGTTGGGAATCAAAGTCATAGGCCAATAGTTTGTTTTCCATCATCATGGCTTGCGTCTGCGCCTCTGGTGTTCCACCAAAGAGGATACCAGCAGAAACCGCAACAGCATTATCAAGGCCGATGACCCGCCGCGTAATCTCGATGAGAGATGATTTCCCAGTACTTGTATCTCCCACGAGTAGCATGATAATATCGGCTTTATGTTTTGTGAGACACGACGCAACAAATGCGAAGTAAGCCTCATGCAACGTGGTGTCTGGTACCTGCGTGGATAACCATGTGTCAAAACGCGGACAGGTCGTGGCAGGTTCATAGCAGTATGGTAACAACGTCGTGAAATTGTAGCTTGATTCATGGTCTAATAGTTTTCGTTTTCCAGTCTTTATATTAATATGCAGCACACCGTTCTCAAGATTAATAAACACGCCATCGTGCAGGTTGCCGGTACGTGGCTCTAGTGCCTCCCGCATAGTGGTCAGTTTTAGTTCCTCAATTGCCATCTTAAGATACGGCACAGTGCGAAGTAAGTTGCGATAGCGATCCTCAACGTCCGACCGATCTACAAAATTGTTTATAAGATCAACTACAAACTTTGCGTTTCGTTTTACCCAATGCGTCTGTTCGAAGATAAAGAAGCTGGCCTGGTCAATACAACATATTTCCACATGCTGTACGAATGCGCTTACTAATTTGTGTACGTGTTCCGGCATTCTCTCCTTCTTAGTCAACGTTAGTTCAAACTCCTTTACACTGGCCGGTGGATTCAGCTTTAAAGTTTGCAAGGTGTTTAAATCAAGCAGGCCGTTATCTTCACATATCTTAAAAAAGGTGGCAATGGTGAGTTTCTTCTTTGGCGGATTTTTTTCGCCGTTGCAAAAATTTCCATAGTCGGTTTCGATTGTATCGGCATTGTAAAGTGGAGAAAACTGGGACAGCCTGTTGAACATATCAAAACCCTTTGCCCCAAACGCATTAGCAAACCCTTTACCAATCTTGAACCACTCAGGATTGTCACCTGTAACATCCAGTTCCTTTTCCTCTATTTGCTTTACGTATGCCTCGGCCTGTTCCCACGTCTCGTCATCTATGGGTGTGGTACTGCTTTGCTTCCTTGTGGCGGATTTTTTTCCTTTATACGGCGCCAGGATCGTTAACAATGCCTTGTGCTGGGTGGAACTAAGCGGCTTAAGAGTAAGTAAACTACCGTGCTCAAGTTTATATTTCTTAGAGTTAGACAGATAGCAAGCAATAAATCGCTTACTGTAGTACATTTCGATCCAGTTCGTTCCATTCTGCCCGGTCCAATCCGGTATGTTGTCCAGACGCTGTTCATACAGGAAATAGATGTGGTACCCGTTTGATTTTGTTTGTTCCACTACTACATTGGCACCTAGTTTTTTTATAATCTGATTTTTTAGCGCCGTAGTAGTCGCCTCGTCAATCTTTTTAGTATCCAGATCAATACAACACAGGTTGCCCCACCCCAAATAGAATCCGCAATGCGAACGCGATAGAATCGCCGCATTGAAGGTAGAATGGTACACGGACAGAAGTGGGTCAGCCATTTCTGCCGCATACCCCCACTTGACTTTATTGGTCGGACTTAGCTTTCGCTTCCAACCTATCGGGGCATTGGTGGTACGTTGTGCGCGTAGAATAACAAAGCCTTGGTCGTGGAGGCTTTGTATCTCTTTTTCGTTAGACACAGGCGTTGTCGTAGTCTAGTATGTATTTATTTTTTAAGGCATAAAACGTATCTTTAATAAGATCACGGTTTCGACCAACTGGGACACTGGCAATTAGTTGCTTATCTCGTTCTCGGACCACGTTTAATTCGTTTCCGTCATATACAATGGAAAAGAGCCGGTGGTAGTAGCAATAAATTTCTTCAAGTGTTAAGTTTGTCATTTGATTTGTTTTTTAGTGTATAACAATAGGTATATTAAGTTCTTGGCAGAGCGCCATCTCGGCCATACAGCCAATTGAATTTTCATAATCACCGTACACCCATAGTTCATCGATACACGTCCTTATAACGTGCATGTCGTTGGCTATACCGTGTTTGCGTTCGGCAGGCACCGTGTCATCCAGTGCCAGTATATCCGTGTAATACGGGGCAAGTGGTACAACGTCAGGCATGGTAAGGTTAATGGAGCGAATAATAGCGATAATTTTCTTTAGGTTACCGGGTATGTCGCCGCTGATGGGGTGGGCGATGTAGATGGTTTTCATAGGGTAAACAGTTTTTCAATACGATCCTTGACTCCGTTGATTGCATTCAAATGTACTTTGTGTGATTTTGCAAAAACACATTTAAAATCTTTTGGCATACGGTATTCTGATATAAATATAGTATGCCCTTCGGCTTTTTTGGTTCGGCACCAATCATAAAACTCATTGCCGTTGAACGCGCCAGATTTATAGTTTTGTGTTCCGGCGTATGGCGGGTCGCAATATATAAGACTTTGTGGTGGTAAGCGTAAGTTACGATAGTCACTCAAAATAAATATAACGTCCTGAAGTAAAGATATTTGTTTTATAAATGACGCATATACTTGCGTATTCATTTTGTTAGAGGATTTGTAACTTCCTTTAACGCGTTCGTGTCGGGCTATTGAATTAAAGAAACCACCGCCAAAGGAGAAACCAAAACCAATGTATCCACGTAAGGCTAAGTCGGCAGAATTTTTTCGTACGCGTACCCATTCATCTTCTGTAATATGTTTAGGTGGCAGCCAGCCTTGTTGCATAGCCTTAAACATTGCAATAACCTCTGGCATGGCGTCTGCACCGATACGTGGTCCAGTAACCTTATCAAGCATATTGCAACCACCGCAGAATGGCTCCACATACCATTGATCTGGTTTACGATCTTTGAGTATAATCGGTAGCAAGTGTTTTGCAATCCTGCCTTTGCTTCCCATGTACTTCATAACTTCCTCAGCGCCTTCAGCACCGTATCAGAGGTTGAAATAGTCTTTAGCTTAACCTTCAGCCGTTCCTCAATCTTCCGAAACTCCGCCTCCTGCTTCTTGTTAAAGAACAGCGTAACAGGATATTCGTCAATTTCTATCGGCGGCGCGACTTCTTTAGTTTCTGTCTTGGCCGGACCCTTTCCTGCCTTCGCGCCAAGTTCATTTAGTTTTTCCATTGGCACTTCCAGGCCGTACTTATCAAAAAACGATTTAGTGGTACCAAGCTCTTGTTCGATTCGGTTCATATCCACCTCTCCGGCTTTTGCAAAATCTATCATGGCACTAAACTCCTTAAACTCGGTAGGTGTAAGTATGCGGGATGGTAGTGATACCCATATACGGCGTTCCTTCTTTTCTATGGCGTCTTCCCAACGGCTATTACCATCAATAAGGATTAATTTCGTGATGTCGCCAAATTTCGCGGCCCAGTTACAAATGACTGTACCTGCGCGGCCAAACGATCCAACGGATGCCAGGAACCGGGCTTTGCCCAAGTCTGTTTTGATTTTAAAATTGTTCGGCGTTGGCGCGATGGCCTTTGTGTCAACCTCGCGGGATGACCAGGTGATTGGTGGCAGTTTGGTTTTCATAGTTAGTTTTTAGTATAGTCATTTTGAATTTTTACATCTGCTCGTATAAGTCCGTGGATGCCTGTAATGTAGTCTGCGGCATCTTCCATTATCTTTGCCATAACAATGGCGCATTTTTTGGCAATTTTTTTCGGCACCTCCGCCACAAGTTCATCATGGAACGGCAATATAATATCATACTCATCCGGCATGGAAATAAGCGCTACTTTAATCATATTAGCCGCACTACTTTGCACTGGATTGTTCATTCCTTGATTCCGTATTTGCCATTCTTCTTCACCCTTAAGTACACGCCGCCTACGGTATGGGTCTGCCGAATAGCTAATGCCAGTCTTGATTGCATCTTTTCCATTTTGTTCCAGCCAGCGCACTAGCTTACGAAGTGCCCTTTTATGTTTATGTATGAAAATTTTTGCTGCCTTGAGATCCATCACGCGTTCTATTTCTTTGGCATCAGGTATACCCTTTTCAAATATGCCTTTGATAATTCGTTCTAATAGTTTGTCTGCACCGCCGCCATAGGCTAGTAGAAAGTTGGATTCTTTTGCCGGTGCACGCTGTGCAATATGATCAGGGCATTTACATTTTTTAGGAAATGTACAACCTTTTTCTTTTGCCCTTAACCACCTATCTGCGCTAATAATAGAAGCCATTAGGCCGTGAATATCTTCGCCACGGAGTAATGCATCAATCCAGAAATCCTCCTTAGATGCCGCCGCCATGATAGCGATTTCCTGCCCCGCAAAGTCGCCTATTACAAAAACATGTCCAGGCTTTGGAACTATGCAGCTACGTTGCCGTCCTTTGCGTGGAAAACCGAGGACATTGGGATTGCTGGTGGAAAACCGGCCGGTATTTTTGTTCTGGTCATATGATGGCCGGACCCTTCCATCTGCATCTATATAACTTGTCCCATCATCCCGATATAACCAGGTCTTGCCATACCCCGTAGCGTCTGAATAGAGCATTTGGGTTTTGATAAACAACCCTAGCATCGGGTTACGTGTAGTCAGGTATATCTTCTTGAGGTTTTTATACGTGTCGATTACAATACCATACTTTTGTTTAAAGTAGTATTTTACTTGTTGGTTGCTTCCCCAGTTTGCCACCGACCTGGGCAGCATTGCCACAGCACGTTTGTACTCCTGTAGGTTTGTATCCGCAACCTCTAACCATCGTTGTTTATCTACCCCGACACCCAATACCCGCATGCGCGAAATTTTTTCCACCACCTTGTTATCAAGGAGTGCAACTTCGAGTAGTTTGTCACGGGTGAGCAAGTGTTCTTGTGCTTTGCGAAGTGGTAAAAGGTATTTTACATCGTCTCCTGCATATTGTATCTCTTCTTTGGTGAAGGGGCGGCCTTTTTTTCGATTAATAAAATTTTCCCGTATAGATTTATTGGGTACTGGTAAACCATAGCGGGCCAAAGTATATTTAAGGCTGGCAGAATGGGCTATATTAAATGCCTCCGATACCTTTCTATCATCCGCCGTTACGCCTTGTATGATTTTTTCTGCGACCATCGTATCCCATACGTTCCTGATCCGTATGCCCCAATTCAATTCTATATATGGCATATCGAATTCGCCATTATGGATTACTTTGCACACACTTTTATCCTGGAGTATGGCAACAAGTTCCTTGGGGCATTGTTTCATACCGTTGCAATCATGGAAAACCCTGGGCTTTAAATCAGCACCGCATATGGAAATCATCCATATACATCCATTGTATGGCGCAAGGCCGATTGTTTCTATATCAATTGCCAGGTAGTTCAAACCTTATAGAGTTTATATCCTTTGGCTTCTAAAATTTTTCTAACTGCTTTTTTAATCTCTGCCCGGTCTGCGTCACAAACTTTAAAAGCGATGACCCTTTTTCGTTTTTTCATACAATTTTTAGCTTTTTTGTGGCTGTAAACTTAATAAGGTAAACTTTGTAAACCTAATAGCAGTCAAAATGAATAAGTTATTCCGGCTTATCGGCCTAGTTTTTCTCATTATATATAGTTAACCTTGTGTGCCGTAACAATGCGGCAAATAAACAAATTAAACAAAATGGGTAAACCGCAAACAAAATCCGCAAAGCAATTTAACGGTTTCGCTGACGAAGCCGAATCAGAAGGCCAGTCCAGTTATCTCCGGTTTGAAGCTGGCGATACAAAGTTCCGTATCATTTCCAAACCCCTTATGGGATGGATCGTGTGGGAAGAAGATGAAGACGAGACACGTAAGCCGGTCCGGTCTTCCATTGAAGATGGTGAACCCGATGCACCATCAAAAGACCCCAAAGATAAACCTAAAAAATTCATGACCGTCGTTGTGATCGATCGTGAAGATGGAGAGGTGAAAGTTTTGGAGATCACGCAACAGTCGGTTATCAAAGGCATCAACGCCTATGCCAAGAATCCCGATTGGGGAAATCCTTTTAGCTACGACATTACCGTAACCAAAAAGGGCGAAGGCAAAAAGACCAGGTATGGTGTTCAGCCGTCGCCTAAGAAAGCACTGGACAAAGAAGCGATTAAAGCCGCAAATGCAAAGCCGTGTAATCTTGATGCACTGTTTACCGGAGAAAATCCTTGGGAGGTTGAAGGTAACGATGTGACGGAGTATCATTTCAAATAGTGTTTGGTTGATAGTTTAAGTTAGAAAGGCGGCCCCCGTAGGCTGCCTTTTTTATAAGGGGAAACATAGCTTAATGGCAAAGCGCAGGCGTCCGGACTCCGACCTGAGATGTGGTTCGAATCCAAGTTTCTCCACTAACTAATTAAGATGCCTACAAGTGAATTTAACGACGACCGAGCCGCATTGGACTATATCCGTAAGCGTGGGTATGCCAGCTACAGTAGTATAAAAAATGTCCGCGACTGTGTGGAACCAACCGCCTACAAGGAGGAAGTATGGCACACGTTCGGTAAGGAGCACCACTCACGACTACTGGAAAAGAAACGACTTACCATTTTATCGCTAGACGAAGAAAAAAAATTGGCGCTCATGATGCAGGCGATGGAACGCAATATGATTGCCAAAAGGTTGCTGATAAAATCCGTTAATGAGATTGATTTTGGACCGCGTGCTGTACTTGATAAATATAAATCCAAACGCGGTATTGTGGTTCCATCCATCTACGGCGTACCGGTCTACGGTCGTATAGATATACTCAATACTGATAGTATATGTGATCTTAAGACTACCAAGCTAACGGCTATGGCGGCTTTCGTGGCGGCGATGGATTTTTTGCAGGCCGCGATTTATCTGGCCGCTGTGCCGCGCAAAGATTTTTACTATATCGGCCAGAGTAAGGTGGAACCACACGTGGTAATGCCGTTCGCGGTTAGTCAATACCCAGCGTTGTTGGATAGCGCGCAGATGGAAATGAAAAGTCTACTCAAATACATAAAAAGTAAGTTATGAACACCGTTCAAAAGATTCGCCGTATGCGCGAGATTTCCACCCTGTCCAAAGTGCAGCAGGCCCGCGTTCGGGACGCCCAGGTGCGTATAGTTAAACTACGAAAGGAAAGCACGATGTTGCTGCGGTCTATACCAAAGGAGGATTGTGAATTGTATGCCGAGAAGTTGGCCAGGTACGCATGTGCATCCTAGATACGTGGGTATGAAAATTCTTGTTGATACCCGCGAACAGCTACCTTTGTTCCAGTCCGTTCGCTGTACACTTTGCGTTGGGGATTACACCACCGAGAAACTAAAGAACGTTTTCCATATAGAGCGCAAGAGCCTACAAGATTTGTATGGGACTTTGGTGCAAGGTAACAGCCGATTTAAGGCGGAACTTTTTCGCGCAGCGTGGGAACGCATTACCATTTGTGTCTACGTTGAAGGGACGAAAAAAAATTTCATTGAAAAAAATTTCCCATATGGCCGTGATCGTAAGTTCAGCAGCCAGGGTCTGGAACGGTTAATCATTACCTTTGAGCGCAAGTACCACCTGTGTTTTCATTGGCACCGGAACCGGGCGCATTGTCGTAAGGAGGTGGAACTGCGACTGCAAGCGGAAGAAAAGAAATTAGGGCGCTCTTGGGGTACATTAATAGGTGAAAAGGCGGCTATTGAAAGTAAAACTTTAGTTAAAAGCCCAAAATCGGCCAAATTAGCCCAAAATAGCAGAAAAATAAGTCATTGAAAATTAGGTTGAGAAATAACTTATTATGATATTTGTCTTGTTGTTAGTATAGAATCTGGCGTTTAGAGCAGGTTTAACTACCGGAAGAGCAGGACTTCCCAAACACTCACAGCCGTGCAAGACACGAACTGGAACCCAGAACCGGAAACGCCCGTAAGCGTCGGACACTAGAGCCGCCGGAACCTGAAGGAGAAATCGCAAGTGGTAATAAAGTTAACCACATTTTATTAGCCCGCCATTCGCTTGGCATCTTGCGACCAAAAGAAAGTTGAGCACAGGCGGTAAATCGTTAACGCGCGTAGCTAGTCCATAAGTTGTAAAGAGTTACGCAAGTAAACAACTAGCTTTCTTTTAAATTCTACTATACTCGTAATTGCCGCCGTGTACTTACGGCCGCTTGAGTATAGTAGTTTTAATATAGCGTCTTGCCTAGTAGGCTACCGAAAACCAGGCGGCTATATTTTTTAAAACTGTTGAACTTAAAACTATCTATTTATATGACATACCAAAAAGGAAATCGCGTCTTGGTACAAGGTACCGAGCTAGCCAGAATCGTGCAGCCGTACCATAACAGTGACAAGTATAAGGTCAGGCAGGATAATGGACTGGTTTGTACCGTACGGAAGCCAGAACTTACATTCATTGGAAGGAGGCCACAATAGTATGGAAAAAGTAAGACTACTGTATTTCCGTAGCAAGTCTGACAACGGAAATTATGAAAGCGTTTATTTTACACAGGACTTTGACAGCCCTGCGGACGATTTTTGTCGGCCTGATTGTTTTTGTTTCTTAGATCAGGAAATTGAAATGGACACTACCCAATGGCCTATGGAATATGAAATGGTTAAAAGCCGATGAACAGTTATCCATTCCTTATCCGTGGGCCGACCAGTGTCCGTAGAGTTCACGCTCAGGGCCGAAATTTTTTTAATGCCTTAGAAAAAGTGCTGGCAATATTTCCAGCCAAGTTTGTCAACTTTAAATATGCACGCAATATGGACATGAACACAACAAAGCAGCTAGTCGTAAAGCTGTCAAAGAAAAACAAAGGCGTTGAACATACGATCTGGCTCAACGAAAAAGAGGGCGAATTTTATATCACTTACCTAAAGGACAAATTCACCATGTTAGTGGAAGAGGAAACCGATCCCGTGGGTATAGAGATCGGCAGCGCCCGCACGAATAAGTGGACATTTGAATCTGCTTACATAAACGGCGAAGTAGTTCCACCCTCTCACGCACCGAAGGTAGAAAATGTGAAAGGCGAAAAAATTTCCGCTAAAGGTCCAAAAAGTAAAATAGTAAAAACTGTAACGATGGCGGCAGCCGAAAATGCAAACATGAAAACAAGTAAGAAAAACGGAAAAGCGGCTGCCAAAAAACCTGTCACTAAAGTAAAGGGTGAAAAGACAATCCCACGCGGGAACAATATGTTTCTTACCGAAGCTGATTGGAAAAAAGTTGATGCAATTCTTGTAAAAGAGGATGTATCATTTTCGGCTTGGTCACGCGGACTTGTGCAAAAAAGAATTGGTGCATAAAAAAACAGATGGTTAACCAAGCGGTCTACGGTCGGGGTAAAAGAACATGGCTAAACTGTTCGCTGCTCCTTTAGTACACTGGTTCGAATCCAGTACCATCTGCCAACTTAATTAAAACTATCTATATGAAACACACAATCAAAGAACAAACAGGTGCGGTTAACTATGCACGAAGAAATTGGAAAGCCAACGTGCGGACAAAAAAATCCGACCTTGTACCTTTTCTTGAAAAACTGAATGATGCCGCCTCCACCCTGGCTGCGCTTAATCTTATCGGGCAGGACGTGGTACTGATCGCACCAGAGTTAACGCAAGAGGTACAAAAACTAATTGCAATTTGGAACGCCCCCGGTTGGGAAGGTTTACTACCTAAGTGCATAAATAAACTTACTGCTATCATTAACCGCTTACCGAAATGAAAACCGTACCTACTAAAATAGAAAAAGCAGAATTTTGGATAAATAATGGCCAACACGTTGTCTGGTTAAGAAGTGAAACTAGAACAGGGTGGACAGTTATTGTTTACTTGCATGGTGAACAGAGTAAACAGTTTAGAACGCTTGGTAATTTACCTTCGATAGAAAATGCAAATTACTTTGCTAAAAAAGCCCTTATATGAAACCAGCACCATTGGTTACAAAGCAATCGCTTAAGGAGTTGATTACCAAGGACCCTGCGCGGGTTATCGGCCGGGCGCTTGTCGCGTTGTTCCACCGCCAAACAGAGGTGGAGAAACACAATAACGTCACGCGCTTACAGAACGGCGTGGGGTTTACGGGCACAGATGGAAGGATCGGAGCCATCACGGCAAAGTATTACATGAAGTACGGCACGCTGCTTGATTGGCAGATCGCGAACTGGATGAAACCAAATAGAAAGGGTGAGCCAAGGATTGTGAAGTATGCTGGGCAGCTTAACGACATCGCAGTCGCCAAACAGGCGCGGACGAACATGGAAATTTTTAAAATACCTGCGTATGAAACAGTATAACATTATGCACATTTATGGCGGCGAGCGTGTGACTTTGTACGCGCGTGAATTGCCGCCGATTCCTAAAGGATGGAGACTATTAACAATAACAAAATGAGAGATGTAAGAAGTTTAGGTAGACTAAATGAAGTTAATGGCAGCATGTATAATAATTTCTTTAACGGTTTAAACGCGAAAGAAACAAATGGTAAAGGGGTTTTTCCTGAATTAGATGCGTTACTCCCAGAAGGAATAAGTATGCTACATTTAGATTCTTTTAATACTAAAAGCGATAGTTTTGCGAGCGGTTGGTATAAAAGATTTCAGGGGGTATTTTTTATTGCAGCCACTTTTGAAATTATAGAGATACCATTTGATTGTAAATGGCCGTACCAGGTTACGCAACAACAGGAGTTTAAAAGTTATACTATTCATTTTGAATAAATAAAACTATCTATATGGAACTACATACATTAACAAACGATCAGCAACGGATTTTTGACATAGTTGAAAATTCGTCGCGCAACATACTTATATGCGGAAAACCGGGCGTCGGCAAAACAGTACTTGAGCGGGCGCTGCTTGAATACTCGCAAAAGCCGTGGACGATGTGCGCGCCTACCGGCCTGGCGGCAATAAACGGAGGTGGAAAGACGCTCCATTCCGTGTTTGGTATACCTGTAAGTGATGGTATTTTCCACCCTGACTTTAACAAGTTCACGACGTTCGATAGTATAGTCAAACATCTAACGTACGGCGTTAAGTACCTTATCATTGATGAGGTAAGTATGGTACGTGCCGATACGTTCGATTATATTGATCGGGAACTGCGTCACTTCAAACAGGTGGACCTGCCGTTCGGTGGCATACAGGTGGTACTTGTTGGGGACTTCTACCAACTACCACCAGTGGTTGGTAGGGATGGAGCGGAGATGAAACTGCATTATGATTCGCCATTCGTGTTTAGTTCCAAAGTTTTTGAGGCGGCCGATTTTCAAATATTGGAACTTACTGAAGTGTTGCGGCAAAAGGGAGATAACAAATTTATTTCCATTCTCCACTCTTGCCGCACCGGCGAAGTTACGCCGAAGCAGTTAGTGGAACTAAACAAAAATGTGAAGCCGAAGATAGAGGACGTACGTATCCGGCTGGCTGGAACCAATAAGGAAACGGAAATCATTAATCAGCAGTTTCTTAAAGCAATACAGGCTGAGCCAAAGACGTACACGTGCAAGGAATATGGTAAGTGGCCGGAAAAAATAGACCTGGTTCCACTCACACTCAAGGTCGGCGCACAAGTTATGGTAACCGTGAATAATGCTGACGTTCCACCCAACGCAAAAGCAGGCAAAGGTATAACTGTGAACGGTTCGCTTGGCACAGTGGTGGAACTACAGGATGATGTGGTAAGCGTACAGCTTGACGGCGGCCCCATTGTTCCAGTCTACAAAAAGCGTCGCGAGCATAAGGTAAAGGAAATGCAAGGTGGTGAACGTGTAGAAGTATTAAAGGCCGCGATCGAACAAGTACCATTGAAACTTGCTTGGAGTATTTCCATACACAAATCGCAGGGGCAATCGTTTGATAAAGTTCATGTGGACGCGAATAAAATCTTCGCCGAAGGTCAACTATACGTGGCGCTTAGTCGGGCACGTAGCCTGGAAGGTCTAACCCTTGCCTCTAAACTCACGGCGGCGAAATTTTTCTGTAATGAAAAAGTAGAGGAGTTTTTTGCCAAATTAGAAGTGTAAAGAACGTTGCGCTATCCGAACACCGATGTGCCCTGACGAGGCATTGGGATGGCGGTAGCAGGTAGGAAAAGTAAACGGAGTATGGGAACGCTATGAACCGATAAGTACAGCAGTAGTTGTATGAGTATTGGGGAGCAAGATACCACACCGGCCTGCTTAAACATTAAAGTTACCGGCCACGGGAATAGTTGTGGCGTAGAGAGGGGGATAGCACTTACTTAAATCGTGCAGGATAAAAGTAAGTAGGCTGCAAGAACGGAGTCCCTGATGGAGCGTTTCCATCTTAACCCTTGAGGGCAAGTACAAAGCTAGTGGAGCGGCTAAAGTTAGAGATAGTCTTTGGTGCCAGGTTCGAGTCCTGGGTGTACTACAAACTTATAACCATTTACAACTATGCCAACAAAAGAAAAAATTATCGCCTTTCGCTCCGGTAACAGAACCGTTCGCCGCAGCGCACAACATTCTGATATGTGGCTTATATCTTTCCCTGATGGTGGATGGTACTCCATTCATGCAGGAGAGGAAGGTATCCAGGTGAGTAACCCGCCGAATAAAGGTAGCTTACAGTACTCAGGAAATTCTTTTGAATAATGGGTAAGCTATACTGGACCTTAAAAGAAATCGCTCGCGAGAGCCGCCTAAAGGTATTCGTAATAAGGTATTGGTGCGATTACTTCGGTTATGCCACTAAGCGGCATGGCTCTGGAACGGCTGGTACTGGTGGAGTCAGGCACATAAGTGCGGCTGAGCGCACAATGCTGCGACGAATTAAAAAGCTATGGCGTACCGGGTACTATACACTTGAAGGAATCAGGCATCAATTAAAAAGACAAAAGTCACCTAAAGATTTATAAGCATGGCACGACCTAACAAAACCGGTATATCGTTCCACGGCTGGCAACTAGAGCACGCGGAGGAAGTTGCTGTGAAGAAATGGCTAAAGGAAAAAGACCTAAGTGCTAACCAGCTTATACGGTATTTGATTCGTAAACATATAAAGGAAGAGAAACTATGTTAACTTATAAACAGGTTATTACCATTGACTATCTTGACGGCTTGGATCGTGAGGTAGTGTTTTGGGCCGCCAAGTTCGCCGTAGTTCCAACCGTCAACACATGGCGGCTCGCGTTCGATAATTACCATTCATTCAGTAGGAATTGAAAATACCAGGTTACATACTGTTGTGCGATAATTGTAAGAAACGACTTGGGTTTTGCCACGTAGTAAAGAACAAGTGGCACTTTTGTAATCGCCTGTGCTGTGAAACATATATTAAACTTAAATTACATGAAACAAGAAAAAACTAAAGTACGACTTAGTTCCACTTCATCTAGCGTAGTTAATACGGCGGTCGTCGTGGCGAGTTTGGAAAAATTGGCGGCCCCGACGATCCGTAAAGTAACGGATCTAAAGATACGGACTAAGGATGACTATGAACTGGCCGCCACGCTCATCAGCAAGTTAAAAGAGTTGAGCAAGCAGGCAGAGGTGGAGGAGAAACGTATAACCACCCCATTGAACGAGGCGCGCAAAGCCACGCGCGCGCACTTCAAACCGTTCCAGAACCGTGTGGCCGAAATCGAAAACAAGACTAAGATGGATATGCTGGAATTTTTGGAGACTTTGAAAAAATTGTCGGCCAAAGCGGAACAGGACTTTGAAAATGGAAAAATCAAAAAGGTTTCTACTATCGTGGGTAAGATGGCCGACCTGCGGGTGGACAATGGAACGGCGCAAGTACGGAAAGTTTGGAAACTGTTTATAGACAATCCTGACTTGGTTCCACGCGGTTACTGTATGCCGGATGAGGCGGTAATAAAGGAAGCTATGAAGAATGGTAATCCGGTGGCTGGTTGCCGGTACGAACAGGTTGATAGTATAGCCATATAAATGATCCACACCAATGATGGAAGATAAAATAATCAAAGCTATACAGGATAGTAATGACGGATGCTTTAAATGGATTGTTGTTATTTTATTATTAGCTATTGCACTTAACACTTGTCACCCCTAACTTATAATCTCTTATGAATAACGCAGACAAGGAACGGATTGAACGAGCCTCAGAGGCATTTGCCTATGCCTCTGGAGTCGCTGGTTATCGCGCCGGAGCCACAGCCGAGTGCGAGAAGGCGGATGCTGAGATTAAGGAGTTAAGGGCTACACTCATTGAACTAAGAAACCTTACCGAATCTTTAAATCGGGAAATTAAAATTCTGGACGAAGCACTTGACGAGCATTTAAAATGAAAACGTGGAACTTTGAAACACACGCAGAAGGAAACGGGTATATTCTTATCCGTTTATTTGGTGAGGGCTTTAGCTTTGAAGCAGTAAAACACAACAACAAGTTTCATTCAAACGATATGCTTTCAATATGTGACCGCCTTAACTCCGATCAATCCTCTTACTCCGCTTTGTTGAAGGTGGCCGAAGAGATGTACAGAGTTTTAGACCATGCGAAGGATACAAGACTTGGAGATGTAAGTTGGGAAGCTGCCCATGAGGCCCTTTCCTCTTTTGAGGCTTTAAAGAAAACAGGGGTATTTAAAGGCGCGGATAAAGCCAATGAAGTATGAAACAAATAAAAGTATCAGTAAAGGTTTTGCCTGAGCAGCAATGCACTGTTTTAAATTATAGGTGCTCACCCCCTAAGTGGGAAGCGGGTGTATGTCAATTTGTTGATGTTTCGGTTAATGAAAATGGAAAAACAGGTAATCACTACCGAGTTATACTTGATAGGAAATCATTTACCAAACGCTACCCTTGGGGCAGGCTTATTTTTGTTACTGTGGGGGATGATGGTATTTTAACCAAAACGCCCACTAAGGGGAAATGAACTCATAACCACCGCTAAAGACCACGAAGATGAAAACAGAAACACGGATTAAAATCTATGAGAAAAACGGAACCGAAACCGAAGGATTGAAATATCCTGAGTTGTTTGTACTCAATCATTGGAACCTGAACAGTATGGTTGTACTTGAATTTGGGAAAGATAAAATAACGGTGCTTGCAAGAGACTTACGAAAGGCTATCGACAACGCAACTAATCACTCATGACCACCACCGACCCCTTCTTCATTTACCGCTCAGGCAAGTTTTACTTTGTGCCGGAGATGCCAAAAGAACCAGCATATTGTGAAAATGGTAAAGTGTTAACTTGCTCACCGCCCGGAATCCCTTGTGATTGTACAATAGCTATGAGTGAATACGATAAAGAGTTAGCCCTTGCCATTTCTCCCGACAAGGTTATTGAAGTGCTCGATGATTGGTTATGGATGCAAAATTTCAAGGATATAAATGGTAATCCTCACGGTCATGACTTCAAAGAAGAATCCATCTACCAACTCTCAGGGGCGTTTGAGGTGGAGGTGAAAGAAGAGACTAGCTCAAAACCCCAAACAAAATGAATATAAATGATACGGTGAGTAATCCTACAATGGAGAATTTGAGACTTTTATTAAGTGGTATAAAAGTATCTAAACTAATTATTGTTTATGATTACCCATCGCTCCACGTTCAAATTGTTTCTGGTCTTTCAGTTGCTTGGTTTAGAGTTGATGAGAAAGGAGTGTATGGTGATGCTAGGAAAATTGGATTGCCAGCACTAACTAAAATCGGATCACCCCTTAAACCCCAAATATTGGTGGTACATGATCTTTAGACGTTGCAATGTCCCCGCAGTAAACACAGAAATCGCTCATTGAAACTAGGTCATAAAGGTGGCAAAACTGAATTTGCCGTAGTTTCCTGTTGTTATTTCGTTTCTTTTTAATAGGCATAGGTAAAATTAGTCATTTTTAGCCTGTCCCTTTAACTATCTAGCCTTTTATATAGCCCAACATGGCTTAAATTTGGATTGCCTGGCGGCCCCGCCAAACGCGCCCAGCGGCCTTTAAAATAGGCCCAAAACAGCCTAAAAGCTGGCCCGGTTATTTAATAGGTACGGGTATGGGAAAACAACCAAAACCGGGACCGGCCAAACCAGCCCCGAAGCCTACTGCTCCAGGAGCGGACGGCAACTAAAAATGTAAAATAAAGAGCCGCTTGGATTCAGTTCCAGGCGGCTTTTTTTATGCCCAAAATTTTAGAAGTGTATTACTCCCCACTGTACTGCTACACCTATAGACGGTTTATTACTTAACAGGTCGTATCCAATGTATGGACCGACACTGAATCGTTTAGCTGGTGGTTCCTTGACCACTACGCCTTGAAACTCTCCAACCTGTATATTAGGATCATTGAATGTTATGTCGCTAACCAGGGTGCCGCGACGGAAAAAATTTGCCCCACGGCGGTAACTTACAAGTTGGAAATCCGCACGATAAAGATACTTATGACTCAGCCAGCCGGTAATTGGATTATAGATTTCTGCAAGACTTAGGTATCCATTTGTCCACTTAAAGGATTTTTCCTTGACCTTCGTCGTATCCTTTTTAGTTATCTCCATTATAACAGTATCGTGCGCCACGCTTACAAAGTTGCCCGCGCTTTCTACTTGCCCGCGATAGATGGTAACGAGCCGACTTATGTCGCCGATCTGTTCCTTCAGGTGATTTTTTTCCAGTAGGTCCAAAATTGATTCGCCCTTAAGTTGATGTATCGTGGCTTCGGTGGTGAGCACCTGGTAAACCAGGTCACCGTTTTCCATTTTATATACTTTGGCAAAATGGTACGCCGAATCATATTGCTGCGCTTTCAAGTTTGTCAATTCTTTTTGCGTTCGGCAAGAACGAATGGAGATAAAGCATACAACGAATAATATTAGTATTGCTACTTCGCGCCAATATTTTTTAATGAACGTTAGTGCCATATCCAATGATTAAACGTTAGAGCCAATGCTAAAAAGCAGACCTTAAGTATAAGTAATTTCCACCAACCTAATGGATAATAAATGTGCATGTCGATCCATGAACCGTATTTATCGCCTGGTTCGGAAATGAAATACCAGTCCCGGCCCTCTATCCAATTAATGATATAATCGAAGAACATTCCAAAGATCGCGGTCGATAAAAGTAAAGGCTGTGCTAAATACCTTACCGGGCCAATTCTCCAAACGATGTAAGATACCAGGCCCATTACCGTCACGATAACGACAAGCCTGAACGGGTGCGGATTCTTACCATGCTTTTTCCATAAATCGTAGTCCCATTTTAGTTTGATGGGAAGTGGAACGACTAGTAGAAGCAAACAGAGGACGATCATTTTGTCTTGGTGATGGCATTATAGACAATCCATATCAGCGATGGTATTCCGAAGATTCCAAGTGTATAGAAAACCGTAGTGCTTGCGGAAGTCCATCCGTCTGTGGCCACGGCATAGACACAAAACAAAAGGGCAATGAGGTCAACAACTAGGAGTATCCAGATGGGGTTTTTCATATCGGGTATAGATTAAACATTACATACTTCGCGCCTCTAAGACATTGCAGTACCATGTGACGATTGCCTACTGGAACCTTTGAGCAGTGGACCCAATCCGGTTCGGTGTTATTTCCATACTCCCAAATTAGTTGGTCAAAGGCCAAATTTTTTCGTATGTAGTCAAAAATTTCCTTATTCCTTCCAGACTTGAACATATCTATAGCCTCGCCCTTCATGTGTTGTGACGTGGTGGAACTCCCGCCGATAACTTTGTTGAGGGCTGGAGAGCGAAAGAAACTAGAGGCGGTCAGTGGCCCACCGAGGAACTCACGTACTGGGTCAAAGATTTCCGTAGCAACATACTTCATGGCTGTTATTTGCTCCTCATTCGGTGTGTTGTCAATACCCAGTCGTGAGGCCGTTTGTGATTGTATGGCCTCTCCATAGGTACAATACTTGGAGATGTGTTCTTCCAGGGTCATTTATTTAAGTTTAGATGCGCCCCAATATTCACCCCGAACACCCCCAGGAGCCATACAAAAAAGCAGATAACTACGATGGCGTAGATGATCTTTTTGAATATAGCATCCATTGGGACAAGCCAAAGTAATAGCGCGGCTAAGACAATGACAATAAGTAACCATTCGATTCCCATAGTTTTAAGTTTATAGTTTCTCTCCCAATTTTTGAGCGATCTGCGCCGCTTTGGCTTTTGCCTGTGCTTCCTTTAATGCGGCCCATGCCCTGATCTTAGGCCAGAACAATATTTGCACAGTTATTGTGCTAGCGATTCCGAGAAGTAGTCCGAATAAAAACATAGTTTTAATGTTTAGATTTTAAATATTGCATTATCTCATCTTTGATTCCCTGCACCCCGGCTTTCACGATGTACCTATCAATGTCCCCGGCTGATAGCTCTATTTCTTCTTTGTCCAACGGGACTGACGAGTAGATCAAAAACGGGATACTCTTTTTAAGTGTCGATTTAACGTTCCTGGCCAACGAATAACCATCCATTTCAGGCATGTTTACGTCCGATACGATCAAATCAAAATTAACGTCTTTCAATATTTTCAAAGCCTCCACGCCTCCTGAAGCCACAACTATTATGAACCCCTCATCCTGTAACATTAGGTTGAGTAGTTTTGCCTGAAGCTCATTATCTTCTACGATTAGAACTTTCTTAATCACCGTCTTTGTTTTTTAGAACAGACTTTAGTTCCTGGATTTCGGTTTTCAGAAATAAATCAAGTCGGTCATCCATCCTTTGTATTGATCCCTCCACATCCTTCTCCATCTTTTCAAAAGACCCCTTCAGTTCGGATGACTTTTTAGTGTCATGTGAAATGTGGATCACGGTAATACTTATCCACCCCATCCAACCGGCAAGAACAATCCCAAGAAATCCATAAATTAAATCAGGCATTTGGTTTTTACACTTTAGGTGGGTCTAATACAATAGCATCTTTATTTACATCCGCTTCAACGTGAACGGTATTAGCCGCATCGGAAGCATCAGAAAGAAATTGAACCAGTTCTTCGGTTAACGGAATAGCAATTATCAAACCTCCTGTTATCCAATGGTTCTCCTGGAACAGCGATCCCGTTGAAGCTGCATACAAAATTCTTTTAACGAGTAAGGCCAGCCGCAAGAAATTCTGCGGAGTTGGCCGACTGTAATTGCGCCAGGAGAATTTAGTTGTTCCACCAACTTTCATTTTCATTTTGTCGGGTCAGCGATTATATCCGTCTTTTCAATCTTGGTTTCTACTCCCGGTGTAGGTGTTGGGGTAGTCATCTTGTCAATGGTCTTTTGTTTATCTACAGACCCCTGCGAAGAACCCAGGTAATAGTTAACCGGAATGGCAGCAACGGCACTAACCGCCCCCCATATTGTCGTTACTACCGTTAAGTCACCGATTACCTTACCGTGAAAAATAGCAATCACACAAGCCCCGATGATAGCCAACGTGATTAACCCCCATAGAAACAAAACGTACAGGGCTACGATGTAGGCGATATTGCGGCCAAGAAAACTTTTTTGCTCTGTGGTGTCCATAGTTTTAAATTTTACGGTGTGCGATACCCCATGTGAGCGGAATAGTATGGACTACTCGTTACTAGCAATCCTTGATAAAGGTAGTTATTTGGATCGTTGTAACCTGTGACATAGATCGGCGCCGTGATTGAGGCCGACACATTGCCGTTGTTCCCTATGTCCCCTATAAGAGTATTGGTAAATCCTACGGCCCGTTGGTCTTTCATGATGTGGGTAATGTTGGGACTGAAGGTGTTGTTGCGGAAGATGACAACAGCATCACGTAATTCAACCAGAGTAAAATATTCCAACGTTCCTGCCCCGGTGAAATTGAAGTAGTTGTTTTCAACTATGACAGTATCCCCCGTTAAGCGTGCGCTTGCGTTCCAAATAGCGTTATCGGTTCTGCCTATGTCACTATTAATTGTATGCCCATCTCCTGGATCAAAGTTCAGAGTGAAGCTGAAGTAGTTATGGTCAATTCTCAGGCAATGGGTGAAAAGATTGAAAGCGACCGGCGAACCATCAAAGATATTGTAGCTGTACCTGGACCCAGGCCCAAGATCATGACCCTGGCAGGCGTTATTTTGTGCCGCTCCACCAGTTTGTCCAGCCAGGACAACTGTGTTATGTGAGGCTTTAAAGACATTGATGTGTTCACCCTGAAACCCTTCGCGTGAAGTAGTATATGTGAAGCAATTGGTAAGGTTAAATATATTACCGTAATTGGGTGTTGTCGTAGTTCCAGTAGTATTAATCAGGTAAAATCCTTCCTGTCCGGCGTTGAATACGCGAAGGAAGCTGCCATCGAATGTTTCATAGTAGTTGGTTCCATTAACAGCATTGTTTGCGCTGAGTCCAGACGAGTTTGGAGCATTTATTACGGCATTTTGAATGACATGATGTGAACCACCAGCTCTTGCATTAAGTGCAAAGCCATTAGCCCCACTACCGCCGGTAACCAAAAGTGGTGCCGTTGCGCTCAAGCCGTACCAGTTATAATAATCTGCGTCTGTGATAGAAGTTATTCCATGTGTTGCAACTCCGGCAGACCCAAATTGATCTCCGGCAGTGTTAACAAATATGTATGGGGCTCCAACTGTTCCAACAGGTGATCTAGCATCAAAACCACTTGAAAAATTGCCAGAGGTCTTTCCTGACTTAGACGACCCCATTAGGGATGATATGGTAAAAAACTGATTTCCACCCCCGTCATGATTGGCCGGAGTAATGGTTACCGGGGAAGTCTGTGCCGGAGCATTTGGAATATCAACATACTTCCGCCAAAGTCCTTTAGGTTGCCCGAAAGCGAAAGTCGAAACTAAGACAAGAAGGAAGAGGAGTTTTTTCATTTAACTTCTTTTTTTAATGATCTCTTTTTTTAAGACATGGATAGCAGCCCAAATGTTATACGTAACGAAGCACGAAGCGAGTATAAAATAAACGATGTGGTGCATAAAGTTTTGTTTTAAAAGCAACCTTACGGGGTTGCCTAGATTTGTTTTAACCGCCTCCTGTGCAAAGTCCGTTACATGGGCTATGCCATAAATACCCACAACCGCTTGGCGTTGAACTACACGGGTGTGTAATGCTTCGCACACAAGCATCCATGCAGTAATCGTCTTGCATACAGCACTGACAAGTTTGTGGCGCACAGTCAGGACAAATTCCCGCGAATACTACCACTCCAGGAGCGTCTGAAAGATTAGCAAATGTGTGATTTGCTTGCTCTTTGGTAAAAAGACTTAGAATTTCGGCCTTAACCTCATCGCTGGTTCTCGTGTCATTTTCGTTTCGCAGCTTATCTGCTAAATTAATGATATACCTTTTTTGTTCATCATTAAATTTATTCGACAACGAGGCTTTGATTAATCGGTCCCTCCAAATGCTTTTTTGTTTTTGTTTAGGCAACGTATTGTAAATGGCTTTTTGCTCGATAAACCGATAAGTCGCCAATTGTTCAAACGTAATGTGCCTGAAATCTTTGATGTGATCAGTCACATAGGTATTGATGGCCGGATAGCAGGAATAAATCTTTTCAGGCTTCGGTTTTTCCTTGAATCCACTTCCCAACACAATGAAGGAAAGTAAAAGACAACAACTCAGTAACATTTTCATAGGCTTATTTGGCCAGAGCCGCTGGTCCCCCGTTTTAGTGATCATTTTTGTATTGTTAAAATCAAACTATCCCCCTTTGCCTTGACCCGATTGGTGACCTTCAACGGATCAACATGATTGGACTCAAACAATGTTGAAAGCGTAACACTGTACAAATCACCAAGCCGGATTAATTCCTTCTTTCTCCATTCCTCATCTTGCAGGTTGGCCGCCTGCTTTTCAATCTCATCCAATCGTTTCGAAGTCTCAGGTGAGATGTAGATGGATATAGTTTTAATTTCAGGCTTTACATCGGCTTTCCCTGCCGATGCCGTGGTTTTTGTTGATGCCGTTGGCTGCGCAAAGGCAAATACGTAGAACCAAAGAAAGACGAATAAAAATAAAAGTAGCTTTTTCATAGTCCGTATGTTGTTGCTAAGTATGAATTTAAGTTAGTAATCTCAGTGCCTGAAATAGTACGCCCAACAACGCCAACTTCTACAATAGTACCCGCCACCGTGCTTAATCCGTTGTACCCCATTTCGATGGTGGGGCTGCCGTTTTCTGTGTTCGTGCCAATGGTACCGGTGAATGATAGTGTCTGTAAAACTCCATCTTTGTAAACCTTTAAACGGTTTGAATTGCCAGTCGCGGTCCCATCAAAAATCATTAAGACGTAATGAAAAGCGTTAGACGTTGCGGAACTACCATATCCGGCAGAGGTACTGGCCGGGATGGCATAATAGTTATCATCCGTAAAATGGTTAAGCTGAAAAATATTAGTAGCGTCAGAGTTTGCAAAAACTGACCTTTTATTAACCATCCATAACGTTGCATTTGTTACGTTATGTATCTGTGTTAATGTCGCAGCCCCTAAAAAAAAGGTAAGCGCACCATCAAATACAAATCCAGGACGACCGTTTAATGCCGTTGAGTTGTAAGTTGGTCTTTGTGTTCCTGTGGCTGTGACATTATAACCATTTCCAGATCGGTCATTCCAATAGTCCCCGGTAGCACTCATATCGGCGGATCGGCTGTCCCACCATGCAGCCGGGGTTAAGGATTGGGGTGTCCAGACTACCGGTTGCTGAATCAGTATTTTATTCTGCGCAAATCCGGCCAGAGCTAAACAAACCAGAAAAAGAGATAATAGTTTTCTCATTGAATAATATGATAATACCACGTATAAGCAGTTGAACCAGTTAACGCCGTTGCTCCCGCGGTCAGAGCAAAGGTAGTTGTTGTAATGCCAGCCTGATCGACATAAACCATTCCCAATCCACTTAAACCAGAGGCATTTGAATTGGCTGCATCAACCAACACGCACTTTGGCGTTGCCCCGTAAGCCCCGTTAAATGTAATCGTGGCCACTGTTGCCGACAGAGTCGGAACTGTCCCGGTTGTCACTGAGATATACCCCGACAAATCAGTTCCGCTTATCGAAACAGTGGGGGAAGTTCCTGCCCCCGTTCCTGCCGCAATCGTGGGAGCAGATGAACTTCCAACCAAGTGCTTTAACTGTACATCGGTATTGGAAAAAATCATATCAAACGCTCCACTGATCGTCGTGTTCGCTGTCAACGCACCACCAAGTTTTAATGTTGTAGACGTTGAAGTAAGGCCATTGGAAGGAGTCAATGCAAGAGCATCGGTATATTGTTTTGTGACAGCCCCCAGAGCAACCGTAGGGTCTGCCGTAAGTAAGACAGCTCCCGCTGACGTAATCCTCATTGCCTCTACAAGAGAATTGGTAGGAGTTGTATAAAACACCATATCAGTAGGCAGCGTATTGGTGGCTACCGACCCGTTCACTATGGCTTTTATCCTTGCCGTTGAAAACGAAGCCGTTCCATCGTATGCCTGAAAATCATAATTTCCTAAGACATCAGAGTTCGCCACCGTTGTAGGAGAACCTCCGGTTCCACGTAATTTACTAAGAGCAAAAACCGCTGCAACTGCATCGGTGGAATAATGATCTATTATGAAGTTATTTATTTGATGCACTTGAAGATTAGTCAGCCCTCCACTCACTGAATTTATAACTGGGGTTGTTAACGTTGGCGAAGTTCCAAAAACCAAAGCTCCAGATCCTGTTTCATCTGAAATAGCACCCGATATGCCTGCCGAAGTTGTTATTCCGGAAAATGAAGAACCGTTTCCTAATGCAATTCCGGTTGGAATTGTTATACCCGCCGCATTAATGGCCAACGTCACAAAATTTTCATTCGCTGCATTCAGCGCGGTGGATAATGGTGATCCGGTTGGCACTGTCGGAGCAACTGTAAACGTTTGCGCCGCTGTTATGGATTGCGCAAAATTAGTAAGTGCGACAGTTCCGCTGGCATCTGGCAAAGTGTATGCCCTGTCTGCCGAATTAGCTGATCCATCAAAAGTTCTTACAAACCCATTGGTTCCTTTCCAGGAAAACAATCCAGAAGAATTTGCAAATAAATTAAATCCACTGCCAGGAGTAGCAGGATTTGACGATTGGGCTGGTACAGTAAGAAATCCTGCTCCAGCAGTACCATTCATCGCTAATGATGTTACCCCCGTTAACGCTCCAAGCGTCAATGTAGCCGCTGGTGTTGTTGTCGGATTAGCCACTGACCAAGATACACCTTGTGCAGTTACTCCTGAAAAGGTCGTTACCGTTCCGCTTCCACCACCTCCGCCAAGAGCTGTTGCCGCTCCACCAGGATTACGAAAATATCCATTTCCAGTCGAGGCATCCGCCCAAATTAAAAATCCACCTGTGGGCGCAGATGTAGGATTGGTATTAGCTTTTGCCAAATGCATTACGCCTTGTCCACCGGCAAAAGATTCACCACCGAATCCGTAATTAGGTCTATATATAGATGTATCACTACCGAATTTCATCGTATAGCTTTGACCAACTATGGCATCAAATCCAAGTGCTGTTGAGTATGCCGTTTGGAAATTTGTCAGCAGACCAGAGTTTCCACCCACAAAAGTATTACCCCCTCCACTGGTTAACGCCTGACTGAGCCCCCTGGAGTATCCTCCGGTATTCACCCCAATTAAGGTATTGAATCCACCCGTTGTATAAACCCCGGATATGTAACCGATCATAACATTGTTAGCTCCAGTACTAAGTGATTCACCGGCCTCGCTCCCTATAGTGGTGTTATACGCTCCAGTGGTAGTAGCGGCTCCGGCATTCCATCCAACATTAGTATTTTGATGCCCTGTGGTATTTGAGTTGCCGGCAGATGTTCCTATTGACACATTTTGTGTGCCGGTAGTATTTTGCTGAAGTGCGCCATGACCTACTCCTGTATTTTGTATTCCTGTGGTATTAAACTTTAGTGCACTTGTCCCTATGGCAATGGATTGAGTTCCTGTGGTATTAGAATACAATGCGCTTGTCCCTATGGCTATGTCATCACCACCGAAAGTGGTTTGTGTCATGGCTTGATAACCTATGGCGATGTCATTAGAGGCATCATAAACATGACCATTACCCGCTAATGAATTTAACACAAAAGGACCTATACCAATGTTTTGACCGGCGGCAGATGCGCCGGGATTCATCACCATCCCGTAACCTAATGAAGTGCTGAATGTTCCATAAGCAAGTTGCAGCCCCGTACTTACATTAAGCGTCTTGGTTGAATTATTCCAAAAAAAGTTAGCGTCATCTAAAATTGTAGTCGAGCTAGTTGCAAATGGTACTCGCGTAGTAGTGAGCCCAGAAAGTCCGCCACCACCTGCCCAGGTCAATGTACCGCTTCCATTATTTGTTAATACACCGGACGCATTAGCTGGAACATTGAAGGCCGCTGCTGTAGTTAAATTACCACCAAGGCCCAGAGTATAAGTGGACCATGATGGAATTGTTCCGTTGGTCGTTATGTATTTATTCGAAGCCCCTATTTTAATAGCCTGTAAAACACCATTTGCATTCTGATATGGAATATCCCCGGTCGAGTTACCAACAGCCGGATCATAAATAAAAGTAACTCCGTTGGCAGTCACTACATGAGTATTAAAAATTATACCATACACAGCAGTTCCAGCATTATTATAGGATTCCATATACGACGTACCTCCTCCTGCATCAGAAAAAGCTAAAATATGTGAGGAAGATCGTGGCAGTCCAGCGAAAGAATTTTCATCAACAGCAAAAGACGAATTACCTTGAACGGCAAGATTTGTTATCGGTGTGGTATTACCAAAATTAACTGCGTAGGCTCCATTATAATTTAAGTTTTGCGTTAAAGTTCCACCGTTATTAAGTGTGCTTGTTGATAATGTAATACCTGAACCAATGGTTAAACCAGCATCTGATACAGCTCCAGTAACGAAAGCATCCGTAGCAATCTTTGTTGTATTATCACCGGCTGTCTGTGTAGTGGCCGTTGTACTATTAGGTAAAACAAACGACGTGGAAAAAACAGGTGCCGAACTGAAAGTTTGGATACCTGTAAAAGTTTGAGCCGCATCCGTACGGGCAACAGTTATAGAAGCGTTTGGAAATGTTATGGTATTACTCCCGGTTACTGTAAAAATAGTATTAAATGCTCCAGATAATGTAAGGTCCCCTCCTGTTGTTATATTACCACCGAGGTTAAATGTTTTGCCTGAGTTATTTATACCCGTGCCGCCATGTGCTCCATCGATAACAGTGCCCTGCCAAATTCCTGTATTGATGGTCCCTAAAGTTGTAATGGAACCTTGACCAGTATATCCAGATGCAGTTATTTTTGCATTCAACGCTGTCTGTAAATCTGTTTGTCCGGACAACGTTCCAGTAATCGAACCCCAGGCCACGCCCGCTCCACTTCCACTAGCCGCCGCCGTTATACGACCAAATGCATCTACCGTTAAGTTTGTGTTTGTATATGCTCCAGGAGTAACTGCCGTGGTTGGCAAATCACCGGATGTTATGGAAACAAAAGTTGGAACTCCACCGCTACCTGTATTATTACCATAAAATGTATGTGCCCCGGTGGATGACTGTGTAAATGTTAAATTAGGTGTAGTAGTTGAATTTGATACAGATGTAGAAAATAATGGATACAAACCTCCGGCAGAAAAATCCAATACCGTTCCACTACCACCTCCCCCACCGCCACCACCCGTTCCTGGTATATTTACCATAAAATTTGCTCCGTCGTAAATTGCCCATGCTATCCACCCGGCTGGAATATTACCAGAACTTAGCGATACTATCCCACCGGCAAAATTTTTCTTAATTGGTTTTGCACCAAGTCCGTTTAAATTTACAGTTGATGTTGTCGTATTTCCATTCACAAACAATAATTTAACAGAGTAAAATAATTGATACGATGCTATGGCCGGAGTTACTGTACCGGTATAGGTATCTGTACCAGCCAAAGTAACACCGGTATATTGATTATTATTTACCTTACTAGCTATTGAATTAAGAAACATTGTGCCAACCCGCACAGGAGTATTAGCACTTGGCGTAGTTTCATTCTTAATTATATTTGCCTGCGTACTTAATGCGGCATCCGTTTTCGGAATCTGCGCATAACCACCCAACGCCATGGCACAAAGAACTACGAATAGTATTTTTTTCATCTCGTTATTATTTATGAGAACTCACCTGAAAATTCACCACTGAATACACGGCCGCCAGAACTTGCATCGTACCTGGACAGATTTATAAGTACATTGTCCGACCTTGTAAGCTGCACAGACGCATACGATAGCCTACTCGTTTCAATCTTAGGATTATTGTATGCGTCACCTGGGCTCTTTTTGTATGGTACACCGTCAATAACCAGGTTATCACACATAAGTATTGTGCGCAACTTAGTATGCATATAGTCAGGTAATGGGTCTATAATGTTAAGCAGCGTTTTAAAAATCATTTGCCGTCTAAGTTGTGCAATCATACCATTTGTCAGATTGCTATCCTCACCTTCCTCCACCTGGCTCTCCTCATAAAAATGAGCAGGTAATGGTATATAGTATTGCGGGTTTACCACTTCCATAACCACGCCGGCATAATCACTACTATTGGTATATTGTAAAGCTGTGTATGGATAGTTATCGGCAAACATAACTACGTCGATACAGTCCCCCCAAGCCAACACAACATTATTTTGTACATCTAGTATATTCGTTTGTACACGTTTGTTTAAAAGTTCTGGATAGTCACTCCATAACCAGGTTACAAATTGATGGGTGGAACCACTACGTATATTATCAAAATCAATACCTACAACTACAACCCCATTCACTAAAAATTGCAGTTTAAAAAATCCGCTAGGTTCCGTCACTTGGTCCCAAAGAGCACCAACGGTCGGCAAATTATTTAGATTACCATCCACTAAAGATTCATAAATCCGCTTAGTGATACCGGCACCAATAACCCTATCTCCAGCGTTGTATGTAGTTGCATTACTCCAAGCTATTAACGGTCCGTAATGGTCCCAAGTACCGCCAGAAGGATTTGGAATATTCCCTATGTTTCCATCCGCATTAGATACCCAACGCGTAAAAGTAGCCGGATCAAACACCGTATCCCCAATACTGTACGAAGTACCAGCATCCCAGTTCGGAAACCGCCTACCACTAAATGCTATATCCAATCTATTGTAGTATGGGGCATCATACTTATAACGAAAATAGAATTTTTGATTCATGAGTAATGGAATGCGCCTCTCGTTATAAGTAGGATAATCGGCTAACCAAAGGTGTATTGGATTCAAATCCGATATGCCAATAATTGATGGTTGATCTGCCACTATCATAACGCACCCGTCATAACGGTAATTATCTTCACGGCAACCAAAACAAATAATAAAGAGATAAAAATATACTGCACGCATTGTATCATACTGTTGCCCGAAGCGTAAATTTAGCTATTTTTTTAAAGAAATAAAAGTCTATCTTATCAATGAAGTAAGGCACCCAACTATCCCCGGTTTGGCTCACGCCTATGGCTTTTCGCCTGTTTGCTTTTATTATCTTGTACTGTTCCCAATTAAGCGGATGCATAAAATCAACTTGCTTAATACCGTACTCAACACTGTTCGTTATTGCCACATCTGCGTTTTCAACAAGAGCCGCGACCTGGCTACCAGGGCACCCCGGATTAAGCGTAACGCCACAAAGTACATTACCTACCCCGCCAGTAAATCGAAATGGAGACCCTGTATACTGAGGGTTTAATCCTACGTTGAAAAATTTTAACCAACGCAAAAAATTTCGCGCCGGAGTCAAAAATTTATTATATCGCAAAGTGGGATTCAGTAAATTAGTAGCCGCTCCACTTACATCAGGTCCAGTAAGATCGTCCTTAAGCCGAAGTATAAAAAAATCATTGTCCAAGTCCCATGTTTCTCTGGGCTTCAGTTTTCCAGCCCGCTTTGTTAATTCAAACAACAATGACGCAGCTATCCACTTACTCAACTTGACTATGTTTTGTCCTACGCGTTTTAATGGTGGTGCATACGTATGTTGAGTCTGAGGATCGTCTATAAGCGAACCGCCGGCCGTCAATTGCCATTTTTCATATCCTATTTTCACCGACTTAGTTGCCTTTCCTTTTGCAAACGAAGTCACGATACCCTTAACATAACTTAAGTTTATGGATACGGCAGTGTCATAAAATTCGGATGCATTCTCAATGGATATTTTTTCCGTTCCAGCATCTACGTATGTATCAATGCCTACCGGGGTGATTGGATCAAGGCCGTTTAAAAATTCACTAAACGACATGGAGAATGGATATTGGCCGAACGAAGACGGTATCCGCATCTGTATACCTTTGCATAACCAATAGTTATACATGCAGCCGCCTGCGTTTAAAAGATTACTGAATAATCCTTTACCGGTTATGCGTTTAATAATTGCTCCGGCTACGTCCTTTAGTAAGTACCCTTGTGCAACTGAATCAGTACCAGTTGTATGTCCAATAATACTTATAAAAGAATTAATAAATGTTACTCCAGTAGCCGGATCAATAACTACGCCACCAAAAACAGTATAAATATTTTGCGGATAGGAAGCAAATACCGGTCTAAACACAATAGCAATGGTATCTCCTTTTACTAGCGCAACGCCTGCCGTAACAAGTTTAAACCGAGTACAGCCGTCCACTCCATCAGTTCCTAAATCAGTTCTTACTAAAGGAATAGCAAGAGTAGGACTACCCATTCTATTTTTTAACCATAGCCCAGGCGTGGTAACAGCAAATCCGGGGGCATCTAATTTATATTTTGGAGTACCTGGTGCAACATCATTACGAGCGAAAAGCAAATCAATATTAAAATCATACAAACCAGGTTCCTCAACCGTCATTAACCAAAGTTCAGTAACGTTAATAGATAACCCAGATGGCAAATTATGTTTAGTTTTTAAATCATCATAAACCACCAATGGTAAATCCTGTACCCACCCATCTATAGTTCCATCCACATAGTAAAGTTGCAATACTTTACCTGGATCGGCGTAATCATGTATAGATACTCTACTTTGTCTATCAACCGGTTGCGTCGGTAAATTAGGCGATAGTATAATTGGCGCGGCTACGGCATTTCCATCCAAGTCCAAAGCCGAGTTAACATCCACAACGGTATCTTTGCGATTAATAAATGTACTCCAAAGATCATTGCGCTTTATTACATTTTGCACTTTGTAGTCGCGCGTATCGGCTATGGGTTGAAGACTTTCCATATCAATCAACCCACTATAGTACTGTTCCCACGTTACGGCATAGTCATTAGATACTTCTACCAATAAATTGACATCTATATCTATACCTATAGCAATTGCGGCAGCTAAATAATCAATCGCCTCATAAAACATAGTCAAATTGGCCGTGAAAGTTTCTTGTATACAATGTAGAGTCCAATCTCGCTGAAGCGTTAGTGGATTTTCCATTGCCCCAATCGGCTCAGTTATAACCTTAATGCCTAAAGTTGTATTAGATAATGTAAAACGAAGTACCGACTTATTCATTCGTTCCAAAATATTTTACTATTAATCCATTTCCTGGAACCATCCCGTGCTTTCCATACTTCTATAAGTTCACGCCCTTGCGATAATACAGATGGTAATTGTATCCCATTGATTGCCTCCACTACATCCCCATTGTCACTTATAATTATAGGCCCACTTTCATGTCGTTGATTATCCTTAAACATGTTACCAACTAGTTGTCGCTCTATTGATGCAGTTTCGTCAGCCGTCAACACCTTTGAACCAATGGCCAGATTTGGTATTACTGTATTCGGTACATCATATAGTTTTGGTGCGCGGCCTGGTTCCATTACCCACTCTGACCCACGTTCAGCCACAAGCGCCGGACCACCACCGTGATAACCAGTCCCACCTGAATACGCGGGTATAGGTTTAGACCATACTGCTATTTCTTGGGCTACACCTATGGCTGCCAATAATGCACTTATACCTATGGCTACTGGATATGGATATGTCCCGTATGCTTTTGCAATGGCTTCAGCAATATCCACCGCTATTTTAACTGCCGCCACGTCACGATCATATACGGCTTGATCATGCTGCAACTTCTTTACCTTTTTATTTTCTATCTCAATAGCCTGATTATACCTTTGTTCAATTACAAGTTTGGCATTCGCGTTATCACCAGCCATCTTCAATTGTTGATCTTTATCTTTAGTTAGTACCTCTATATGCCTGGCTAACTGATCCTGTTGCGCTTGGAAAAGATTATCCCCCGCCGTTAGAGCAGTAGCGAATAACTGATTTTGTAACTGTACAGCTAACTTGATTCGTTCGGCCTTTGCCTTTCTATCCAACGCGTTACTATCCTCATCCAGCTTCAGTATTTCCTTATTAAGCGAGATTATAATGGCAATAATCTTATCTTTATCAGCCTGGTACAACGTTACATCTGTATCCAGTTTCTTTTGAAGCAAGTCAAGTTCGTCCTTATAACTTTGCTTTAAAATACTTATATCAAGATTGGAACCGCCACGAAGTATTTCCGCCTTTTGTGTCTCGTATTTTAGCAGCGTGAGTTTTCCAGCCGCATATTGATCCTCTAGATTTTGAAGGTCTGCTGTCTTTGTTTCTTCCGCGAACCGTTTCTTAAGTGCGATGAAATATGCGCTATCTTCAATAATGAGCTTAGCCTGGTCTTGCTTACCCTTTTCAATAAGAGCTAACTGTTCTTGCTGACCCTTTGCAACTATAGCCGTTTCTTTATCTACAAAAGCTTGTTTAATCGCCGACACCTGCCCAGGATCACCACTTGAAGTATTTAGTTTAAGATCACGTGCGTTTCTAGCTGCCTCAATTTCTTTACTGGTAGTTACATTTATTAACTTAAGTAAATCTTCAGTATAATTTCTTTGGGCAACCAGCTTTTCATCTAACGTAGCCTTAGAGCTAGCTAATATCTTTTGATTATCAGCCACTTCTGTTTTTAAAATCGTTTCCGCATTAAGCAACGTCGCATCGGTATGCTCTTTTTCAGTTTCTATCTGTTTTGTAATTATCTCTCGGCTTATAGTCACAATTTCTGCTTGTATCCGACGCGTATTAGTAAACCGTTCCTTTTCCGCATTATATATGGCCGCTTCCATTTCAGCCAGTTTCTTTTTTTGCACCAGTGTCAATTCATTTCCATTCTGCTCATTCATAAAGATACCTTTCTGTAAACTAAAAGCATCTTGCGCTAATTTTACATCTACCTCAGAAATATGTTTACGGATTTCCAACGCTGCCTGAGCAAATTCCAAACGCTCCTTATCCGAAAACGTCAGCTTGTCCCTACTTTGAAATACCAACGCATCGGCATCTTTTTGTTCCTTTGCTTTTACAGATATATCATCAATCTCTCGTAAAGCAAGTGCATGTTGTTCTTCCGCAAAGGCTTTAGCCGCTGCTGCATTCACATAAACTTTAGCCAACATATTACTAAACCAATCTGCAATAGGACCAAGCACATGACCAGCCACCTCCCCTATACTATTTAACGACGAGTTCCATATCGCCGTAAACTGCGCAGTTGCTACTTCCAATTTTTCTTCGCCCTCTGCCGTATGTTCAAAATATCCTTTAACGGCAGCTGACACTACTGCAACACCGGCTACTATAACAGCTATGACAGGACTAAGCGCGGCAAGCCTGGAACCAAAACTTGCAGCAGCTTCACCAGCCTGAGCTGCCTGTGGCGCCACTGTTCGTAATGCCGGTATAAGTTTTTCAATTTCTTCGCGATAACCACCTACACGTGACTGATTCTGTCCCATAGAAGCAGTAAGACTTTTAAGGCTTGTATCTTGTGTTTGTATAACCTTTAACAACTCTTGCCCGCTTTTACTGTGCCTTTCCGCCTCGGTTCTCAAGTTTGCGTATGCCGTCCGGTTTTTATTAAGCGAATCGGTAAGTTGTATAATGGAACTATTCTGCGCCGTAGCCGACTTGGTCCAACTATCAGCCGTAGCCTGGTTATTCTTTAGCCCATCTCTTGCATTCTTTAATGCCTGCGCATTTGCGATCCACGTATCATTATTTTTCGCCACGACGGTGGAAATCTGCGCCTGCACCTTCGCGAGTTCCACCTGTGCCTGCGTCAGTCCTTCAGTATCGGTTTTAAGTTTTGGTAATGGCGCGTCTTTAAGACCATCTGAGAATCCTTTCGATGACGTCTTCACCTGGTCTAGTGTGGTAAGCAATACAGTAAGCTGATCAGTCAGCGCTGGTATGGTTCTAAGCGCATCGTCAGATATAATGTCTTGTCTTTCCAGGCCAGCCATACAATTATACTTTTATAATGGTTTGTGTACGTGGTTCATTTTTAACTTGCTTGGCCATATTATTTTTTTACATTATTGGTTTTTTGGCGCGCTTCGTTCTTAGCCTTAATTACTTTTTGCTGCGCTAAGTACATAATGAGAGTAACGTTAACATCTATAGCATTATACCCCAAAGCAAAATTTGCATTAGCAATAACATCTTCTATATATACAGGTTGGTTTGTTTCAGTCTCTTTTGTTTTTACCAGCAACTTGTTCCGCCGCATAATAAGTTGGGTAGTAATGGAATCACTGGCATGCATAGCCGCTTCAATACTTGTTGCGTATGCCACATTTCCAGTCGTTGCAATGGCATAACCTTTCAGGCGTAACCATTGTATAAGTTCGTCGTCGGCATTAAGCCGCACACCTGCACCAAAAAGTAAAAGGAATAATTTAAGCAAACAAGTCTTTATAAGATTATAGTCAGCAAGTAATTGAGCAAACACCCGCAGATTGGAAACGTATGTTAAGTATCCCAGGTCGCCGTTACTGTTCTTCGCGTTCTTCTGCACTAGCGTGTCCCATGCCGTTAAACATTGCGGGTCCATTGTTCCATCCTTCGCGATCAGCGCCACGTTTCCGGTGTTGGATATTTCCAGATACACCCGCAAAGGTATATCCTCATACGACCAGTAAAGTTTTGTAGTAGTCTTGGATTTGCGTTTTAAGATGCGCAACCAAGTCCTCTTTACTGACCCGATCCAACCCAAAAATAGCCTCGCCATATTTAGCTTTAAGTTCGCCAGCTTTTTCATCTGTAGAATCAAACATTAAAGGAAATCTACTTACATCGATAAAAAATCCTTGATAAAACGCACCCGTAAGTTTTAAATCTACAACACCTAAGGGATTCAAACTCAGTTTAAACTCTGCATACGATTTGCTACGATACGCCGGATGAAGTGGTAAAGAATCTGAATCGACACCCTGCAAGAGCTGACCTGTGTTAAGGTCAACTAAGTAGCTTTGATTGTCTCTTATGATCCTTAGTATATTCTGTTCCTGTTCGTCAATCGTTACCGAGGCAAGTTTGTCCCTTAGTTGTTGTATATCCACTACACTGTTGGAGTTGAGGCTACATCTGTATTGGCTGCATCCAACTTATCGGACGTAGCTTGCAGCTTATCCACCACCACCTGCAACTGCGTTGGGTCGAGCGTGGCACCAGCATCAACAATAGCCTGCAAGTCTGCTACGTGTTTTATTAATGCTGCAATCGCATTTGCAATAGCCGCTTGTGTTGTATCAATCGTATTCTGCAACGTTGTTGCCTTTTCGCTTAGCGCATCCGCTTTCGCACTTAAATCATCCAATTGTCCCATGATCTTTCTGTTTTGTTTTTTAATTTCGTTCCATATCCACCACATACTTTTTTAGTTTATAATGGAAACTAGCCGCACGCGGTCATACTTACGGGTATTATCCGAGTACGGGCTAGGTTAACCATTTATACCACTAAGGTACCGCAAAAATTGTCGGCCCTTCAGTCTCGTACGCACCAACTACCAACGACAGCGCCGTAGCCGCAACCAGATCAACCGAACCACTCACCCAGGCACTTGCCGTGGTAAATGTGTAGGTTCCATCCAAGTTATCGGTTGACGCTAGAATAACCTGCGCCGTCCCATCAGATGCCTTCACCACCACAAAGTCAGCTTTTACCAATCCGATCACAGGTGTATTGTCACACTGCGTCAACACCTGTACTTTCAAGATAGCTGCCGAATGAGTCAGCACATTTATAACCACGTCTGTCAACGGATACAGAGAATTAAGAAAAGTTCCGTCTATCATAGCGCCGTTTTGATCTATCTCGGTACTGTCAGCCAACACAACATGAACAGGTGATACAGTAGCTATTGTACCATTGGAGATAATCAGTTTTTCCGTTTGTAGAAGTTGGAGAGTTAGCCCACGAAAATTACCCAACGAATCCAACGTACCAAGAAGCTGATTCGCAATATCCAAAACGAATATGCGATTACCCTTGCCGCTATGACTGTACATAGCTTTATGGTAGCACAAACTTTTTGAATACTCCAACGTCCACTGATACCGACCTGGCCGGACAGGAATCATCGACAGTGGAGTCGTTTGGTAAACAAACGCTTCGCTCTTATCGGTGAAATTGTCGGCTTCTGGCCACAAATAAATCCGCGCCCCGACCGCCGCCTTCAACTTAGCCTGCCATTTGGTTGGATCAACCGCATCGGCAGGAGTAAAGAAAAGCGTCGGTGGCGTTTCGACAATCAATTTGGGCATCTGAGGAAACTTATTGCACTTGATTATCCCAAGATTGTCAACATCCACATTACAATCCAGTAATCCCATATTTTTTTAACTGCCTTTCAGCAGGTTTTAAAAGTAGTATTTAATTTTAAATTCACAATTTCAATCGCATCCACTGGGTCGTCAAACAACTCTTTAGTGCTACCAGGTTCAGCACCCGCGCCTGCTCCGGTATAACCAACACCCCAAAAGAAACGCTCAATCGGAACGTGGTCAGGAAATTTTTGCCCTTTAGGCCACATGAACAGCCCACTCGTTTTCAGTCCCCGGAGGAACTGATAATAAAGTGGATAAAGAATTGGCTTGATAACGTTTGCCATCCGCTCTTCGGCATTATAGCCGCGATCGGTCACGGTAATAATTCCAATGTTAAGGCTATTGAAAACTTTTACATTTCCAACCACCTCGCCTGGAATATCCACACGCAACGCAATAAGCGGATAACGTTTTTCCTGTGTCGTCTTGTATTTTGCTAACTCCCTTAAACGACTTGCGATTTCTGTTCGGTGACCGTACATAAAATATGGCGGTCCGTCTATGACTGTGCGCATCGCGGCGACAACAGTTCCAATGTCGTCACCGATAAAAGGGTTAATAGGTATTTCGACACCTGGGATCATATATCAAACTCGTTCATCCGACCTGGTGAATTAAATTGATTTTGTATGTAAGTAAGAAAGTCTATATAACTGCCGTCAGTCACAACATCATTAAAGTTCGTTGCATTGGCTACTAGATACCCATAGAAACTATTCTCCACGGATAAGATTTGCAACCTTGAAAAACCAAACGCTTTTGATGCTACCCTGGTATAAATTCGCCATGCTTTGACGATCTCATATCCAGGACTAACCAACTCCGAGTTTTCATTGGCACTAACAACGATGCCCTGCCCGGTATTGCTTCGTGTCGTGATTCGTAACCATAATGAATAAATCAAAGGTTGAATCATCCGCCGCATCCCCACCCAATTAAAAGTAGGACACGATGGAATACTGGCAATCTTATAACTCTTGCCGTCACGAAGCAATAACCACCTGTCAACGAGCGGATCAGGATTCAATGCCCAATTCACTCCGACAATCGGCGCAGGCAATACCCCAGCAGCTAACGCTTTCCATACTTTACTTTGATATACGGCAAGATCATTAATGACGTACACCTTAGTGGCAGTCCACGTAGCTGGTAAGGCGCCGACACCGGCAACCATAGCGTCATAAAACAGATTACCAACCAACTTACGAAGCCACTCGTCCTCCATATCAGTTATAAACTGTGTAAAGGTATCAACTGCACCGGCTTTTGTAATACCCGGTAAGTTGTATGGAATGTCCCCGAAATCGGCAGCAGTTATAAACATAAAATCTAATTGGCTAAAAGTCGCGCCTTCATATACCCGACCATCGTTCCAGTGCCAAGCCATGAAAGTTTATAATACTGCATGGTATGATCAGCCAGAAACCATCGGGTAACGATTGGCACGGCATACGTTCCGGCGTCGGTAACCGCATAAGTAGTAATGGTTGGCGTTGACGTAGCATCTGTTATTGCCACATAGTTTACACCATCGTTACTCCCCATGAGTGTAACTGTACCAGCTAACGTGCCGCTAACCTTAACAAAGTTAGCTTGAATAGACAACGCTTTTTTAGACGTCAAGCCCAGTATCAACACACTTGTACCGGCATTAGTTACGATCGCCGAGTCTACATTTGCAGCGGTTCGCATCTTTACAACTGCAATCGACTGCGCGCTTACCGATACTATACCGGCAAACGCAAATAAAATAAATAATAGCTTTTTCATTTTGTTATTCTTTTACAAGTTCTGCGTGACCGTCAGCTACCATCTTATTCGCCAATACCAATCCGGCCTCAAACACTTTATCCTTATTATGGAACAAAGCCTTATCAGTTGCCTTAAGCTTCACACGTTTATTAAAATCCACCGTGTTACCATCTTTGTCGAGATAACTTGGGGTAGTTTTTCCTGGTTTCTTTCCAGCCTTGCCAGTACCCGGAATGCCGGTAATACCTGCTACATCTTCTTCATCCTTTACCATAGTTTTATACTGCCACAATTAGGGCTTTGATGTTTGCGAACGTGTCATAAATAAATGCTCCGTTATAGTTTGCACTGTGAAACGAATGAAGCCTCATTTCAATAATGGCTGTAATAAGATTCTTCGTGAAGTCATCGTTTTCCCAACCCCAAGTCAGCGTCACATCCTTATAGATAAGAACCTTAAACAAGTTAAGTAACGCGGCTTGAATATAACCAACTGGTACATTATTGTCCTCTACTACGATGGCACCGGCAATTGACCGGCCATCGGCAGTAACAAATGGAGGTAAAATATACACACCACTAGTCGAAGCCTTTGCCATATCCATATTAGCAGCGTCAATCGGATTAATAAACACCGTAACCGGACCGTATGATATGCCGAAGTTTGCTCCACGGAGTTGTGCTACAATAGCACGAATACAATCCATGTTATTAGGGTTGGCAGTCGCAAGACCAGCCGCACTAAATGGTACGCTAACGGTTTGAATGCCGGCCGGCTGAGTGGAACTCAACGCACTTGTCATAAGTACAGTATTCAACTTAGCATACAACTGGTACTGCAACTCTTGAGTAATGAATGTAGTCATCCCATCAATATCGTCAAGTAACTCAGTAGTGGTTTTGTCTGATGCGGCAATTTTTTTAGCCACCGAAATTTCAGATGCCAACTGAAAACTGACACCAGGCTTCAATACACCAGGCGCAATCCAAGCAGCAGCACCAAGCGGAGTAGTTTTGTTTATCCACACATACGCAGCAGAGCCAGTGCGGCCTTTTGTAATATAATCCCAAAACACAGGCTGGATACGAACCAGATCAATAACACCTGGCATATATTCAGGTTTAGGCAAATACGCTGATCCACCAAGAGTATTGGCGGGCGTCATCGGACTGTTTACCTTAAGCTGAAACTCGGGTAAGTCTTTAGACTGCATCGCTTTTACTTTAGCAATAGCATCTTTGTTTGTCGTTTGCCATTCCTTTACCTGAGTGCGTATGCTTTTAATAACCTCTTCTTCTGCTGCTTTACCGGCCTTAAGAGCCGTAATAGCTTCACCTTGCGCAAGCAAAATAGCCTTAATACCTTTTGAATCATCTGATAAGAGTGCTTTTAGCTTTTCAGGATCAATATCCTTAAGTAAAGCCGTTACACGCTTCTCAAACTCCTCATTACTAAATTTCTTAACCTGCACCTCAATCTCTTCCTTTGTCATCGTCTCTGGAAATCCTTCGAACTGCTTTTCAAGCATTTCCAAATACTTAATATTATCAGCCGTCATCCCATCCCGTTTGAACCGCAATACTGGCGCAATGGCCAACATCGCAAATCCTGCCAACGGATGATATACAGCACTCACCACAACGGCAAGCGTTAGCATAAAACAAATTGCAAAAAGTCCCCATCCAGTTCGGATTTCTGGGAACTTGAACAACCGCTTAAATGCAGTTACATTTTTTCCAAGTTCGTTTTTCATCTTGTTTAATTTTTTTTAAAGTGTTAACGTATACTCGCCGATCACCAACATGTCAGGGGTGCTGTTCAACTCAGGGGTGCCAAGTTGTTTTATCTGTTTAATAATCGCTTCAATTTCTTTCGCACGTTTACCAGATACATCATATTTACGTAAATAGCCTTCCAAAGCCTCAACTCCGCCAAACGATTTTATATCTAGTAACGACGTTTCTGGATTCATACCCAAAGCCACGGTAGAATACTCATACATCTTCAGCTCGTGTATTTCTTCACCTTTCATCGGTATGGCCTTACCGCGTACTGTCTCATAGGCATATGAATGCTCCAATGTCTTTTGATGCTCTTTGAAAAATTTGTAATCGCTAAAAAGATCACGCGCAGTTTGTTTCTCAAGATTCAACGCTGACTCAACAACAGCATGAGTAGAAGTTTCGTACATCTTTACAGGCAGCCCCACTATACCTTTATACCGTAGTTCATGATCTATTACATGTTTGATACGGCTGCCGCTTTCGCTGAATGTTTTCATAAACGCCCCCTTACGCACTATATCGCCACCCAAATCCTCATTATCAAACTTGGATATAGAAATAGTAACGATACCTTTTTCAGTAACGTCCACTACACCGGATTTAAAATTCTTAAGTTTCATACACTTTACTTTTTCTTTGTACTCTCCGCTACTTTCTCTTGATAACTCTTGTTATCTGCCTTACCGATTTCATTATGCACCAATATTCTTTTGGTACGACTACCTACAGGTTCCGCTTTTGATTTTGTAACCATCATTTTTTTCCTTTTAAAACTTTTTTCGCAAATGTTGGCTGCACCCTGGGTGCCTTCGTTACTCCTTTAGCTACTTTAGGCTTCGGCAAATATGCACTGCCACCTAAAGTATTATCTGGTGTCATTGGTGAATTTGGTGTATCCATACTAATTTGAAGTTATATTATCTGATATAATAGGTTGCGTTTGCTTTCCATTTCCGTTCATTGATGGCTTTGCCGCAATTTGAGTAAGTTTTACATTATCATTCGCAAGTTTGCCGGCACTTTGTGAATACAGTTTATCCCCTTCTGGCCCGATCATATCCAATCCCAACTTTTCAAGCCATTGATTCTTAGTAATAATATCATTCAGGTATTCCATTTGCAAACCCTGATCATTGTACGCACGGGCGCGACCAGCATTAAGTTCATCCTCTTGATAAATAGCCAAGTGACTAAAGTCCATCACCAACTTACAATTATTATCCAACGCTTTGAAAAACATATTATACTTTGTCAGATCGCGTTGATTATTTGGTACAATATTCCCGTCGTACAATTTTTTGTGTGCACTTTCCTGATTCGCATACGTAGCATCACTATCTTCAAATAACACAAATGGAAAACCGTAACGTTGACAAATCGCTCTCGCCCCGGCCAATACTGTCTCCTTAGTTCCAAGCTGTTTTACATCGAACGACATGGGGTTCCACTTCACTGCCGTCTTACTGACAACGAATTGAAATTGATCCCATGACATACCATAACGCGAAAGATCGTCCTGTAAATCTTTTTTCTCTTCATCATCCATTGGGATATAACCAGCCGTACTATCCTTAGTCGCTGCCGCATCATGGGATATAAAACCGAGCGGCCCTTTCTTCTTTAACAATACATTGTCAGCCTCCATCGCTGCACATATATTACTCACCGCCATATCCAATCCAACAAGGCGCGACTGAGGCAATAAAAAATTGCGCTGGAAATTAGGTACAAAGCTATCTTCGAGAATAAATACTTCCTGCGGCTCTAGGTAAAAA